CCGGACCAGACACACCTACTAAAAAATAGCAGTCAACCTAGTTTCAATAACTAGCAACAGTATGGTACAAAACAGCGTACAAAACAGCAGCAGATCATTCATAAGCCCAGTGTTAAAGCGGTTTATTGTATGACCAGGTGCAACCCTATCAGATTGCACCGAGAATTTTAAAGGAGTATAAATGTATGTTCCATATAAACAGGGCAGTCTTTTTGACCCCGTCAATGGAGAGCCTACCATGCGCTATATCACCCTCTATCGACCTCATAATGCACCCCTAATTTGACCCCTCAAGTTTAAATTTTGGGTCATAAAAAATTTTTCCGTTCCCCAATTTTAGACTTTGTGATTTCACAAACTAATCAGTTTTTAAGGAAAAAGTGTTCAAAAACATGGGGAAAACACTTGCACTCAAACAACGAGAGTGCTAACAGATAAAACGAGTAAATGATGAAATACCGCATTATCAAAAGGTTTTGAGGTATTTTTTTAAATTATAGACTTTGTGAAAGGAGAAACAATGAAAACCAGTAAGGATGGGAATAAAGGAAAAGCTCCGTATGGGCTAAGGTATACAGCGAAAGCTTTTTCAGACATTGTAGTGGAGTATGTGAATAATACCGACCCAACAAAGGTAAGGAAAACTGGGTTTCTACTTTATGCAGGGATATCGAAGAGCACATTTCGAGATTATGCCAGGAAGAAGGAGTACAAGGAAGCCTGCGACTATCTGATGACGGTCATTGAGAATAAATACTTAATTGACGTTGACTCTGCAAAGCCTACCGGAGCGATATTCATTTTGAAGAATCTTGGGTATTCGGACAAGATGGACATCAGTCAAACAATGGACGGCAAACTGACAGTAGAGCAGATGCTGAAAGACGGAAATATCAAGGCATGATTTCTCTAGAGCAGTATATTGAGAGGTTCTTGAAGATCAAGACCAAGAACGGACAGATTACCAACCTTGAAATGAATACAGCGCAGAAGAAAGTCTATGATGTATTCAAGGAAAAGTACAATCGGGAAGAACCCTGCAAGATTATTGTTTTAAAAGCACGTCAGATGGGCATATCCACGGTTATAGAGGCGATTATATCATCACTGACAATGACCCATTATTATATGACTTCGCTTATTGTAGCGCATAAGAGCGATTCTACAGCGCATATATACGATATGGCGAAATTGTATTATGACGAATTGCCGCCTAGTTTAAAGCCAATGGTCAAATACTCAAATGCAAGATTGCTGGATTTTCAGAATCCGACACAGGATAAAGATGAAAAGCAGGCGAATGCAGGCTTAAGAAGTTCAATCAGGGTAGCTACAGCCGGAGAAAAGGGAGTAGGAAGATCTGAAACCTTTAATTACATGCACCTTTCCGAGTTGGCATTCTGGGATGAAAAGGACGGTCAGACAGTACAAGACCAATTGACCGGTTTATTACAGACTATACCGAATGGTCAGTCATTCTTGGCTATTGAGAGTACAGCAAATGGGTATAACTACTTCAAATCTCTGTGGGATGCAGCAGTTAGAGGCGACAATGACTTCATACCTATTTTTATTCCGTGGTTCGAGATGGAAGAGTACCGCATGGAGCCGAGGGGAATTAAGTTTACACCTGATGAAGAAGCGGAAAAAGAGAAGTATGGATTGGATTATTCGCAGTTGGCTTGGCGAAGATACGCAATAAGAAACCTTTGCGGCGGCGATATTGACCGCTTTCACCAAGAATACCCATCTACTCCGGATGAAGCGTTTATTATGTCAGGAAACCCCTATTTCAATGTCGGGAAATTGACTGAAAGACTGGGGAAGGTTGAACCTTGCGTTAAAAGGGGAATGTTTTCTTCTGTAGGAAACTTTTATGAAGATTATAAAGGTGCGGTGGAGATATGGAAAGAACCCGTTAAAGACCATGTATATGCCATTGGTGCTGATACTGCCGGTGAAGGTTCGGACTTTTTCGTAGCGTATGTAATTGATAAAAAGACTATGGAACAGGTCGCTAAATACCGTTCTCAAACAGATGAAGGATTGTTTGTAGAGCAGCTGCGTTCATTGGGGTACTTTTACAATTACGCAATGTTAGCGCCCGAATGTAACTTTTCTTCATATCCGACTATGAAATTGCAGGAACTTGGATATACGAATATGTATGTCAGGGAATCGGAAGATACCTATCAGGTGAAATACGCTAAGAAATACGGTTTCAGGACTACTACTTTGACTAGACCGATTATTTTATCCATGCTGAATGATTTAATCAGAGATCATGCCGATAAGATAAACGATAGAGATTTTCTTACGGAAGCATTGAGTTTTGTAAAGAACGATCAGGGAAAGCCGGAAGCTGCATCTGGTTCGCATGACGATTGCGTTATGGCAATGGCTATTGCTTACTATGTTTTAGATCAGGCTAGAGAATCTTTCACGTCAGAGGAAGAAGAAGTTCCTGACTATGTAACTGATTTTCTCAATTACGGAGGGTGAAATGGAATATATATTTACTGCAATAACCGCTTTGGCGGTTTTTTTGATTACTCGCAGATACTACATGCGGAAGATTGAAGTTCTTAAAGGGCAGGCACTTTCCGAAGGGGAAAGAAGCCAGTTGAAACAAGTACTGGAAATTATGACTTGGGATGGTGCTAAACATGAAGATTAAGAAAACAGCAGAAGGTATTTACGGTGAATATGAATCAGGCAAAGATTTTAACGATAATATCAAACTGTATGAGAATGTAGAAAAGAATAACTGGTTCTATACCGGCGATCAGTGGCACGGAATCAATGCGCCTGATCTGACAAAACCTGTATTCAATATTATGAAGAGGGTTGTTAATTACTATATTTCACAGCTGGTGTCTGATGATATTGCGGTTCATATTACCCCATTTGATGAAACACCTGAAAATAAGGTTTATGCAGAGATTGTTTCACAGGAAGTTGAAGCAGTTATCGAAAGGGCAAATGTTAAGGCTCAGACAAGACTTAACCTGAAGAACTGCTGTGTAGACGGAGATACCGCTACTTTTATTTACTTTGACCCTGATATTGAAACAAATCAGTCATATAAAGGCGATATCTGCACTGAAATTGTCGATAATACGCATTATATCTTCGGAAACCCGTACTCTTCTAACATTCAGAAACAGCCGTATATCTTGATTGTTCAAAGATTGTTTACCGATCAGGTTAAGGAATACGCAAAAGAGCAGGGTGTCAAAGATTATGAAGAAATTGTGCCTGATGATGACGTATTCAATTATGACGAAACCGCCAATCAGAGCCATTTAACTACAGTTGTTACAAAGTTTTGGAAAGAAAAGATATCAAAGACTGAAAAAGATCAGTTCGGAATCGAAACGGAATCTTCCTATACCACTGTTAAGTACATGAAGGTTACTTCTACTAAGATTTTAAAGAAGGAAACCGATACAGGATATAAGAAGTACCCACTTTCTACTATGTCATGGGAAGAAAAGAGAAATTCCTATCATGGAACTTCACCTATGACTGGATTGATTCCGAATCAGATTTTCATCAATAAGATTTTCGCTATGTGCATGGTTTACATGACGAATATGGGTTTCCCAAGAATCTTCTACGATCAGAATAAGATTACAAAATTAACAAATGACGTTACTAAAGCAACCGCAATGCCGCAGATGGACATGATGGGCAAGGTCATTGATGCTGTCAAAGCACCTGACTTCTCTAATCAGATTATTCAGCTGGTCAATTCCACTATCTCTTACACTAAAGACTTCATGGGAGCATCTGATGCAGCTTTAGGCAACGTTTCAAACCCGAATAATACTTCTGCAATTATTGCAGTTCAGCAGGCATCTTCCGTTCCTTTGGAGATTCAGAGATTGGAATTTTATAACTTCTTTGAAGGAATTGTACGGTCGATTATCGATATTATGAGTGTTTCATATGGCAAACGGATTGTCCATATCACAGAGAATCAGGCAAAGACTTTAGGACTGATTGAAACTGACGTTATGGGGAACGTGATGAAAGACGAATACGGAAACCCCGTATATAAGACAGTCACAGCCGTAGACTTTGACAAAATGAAGAACTTCAATTACTCACTGAACGTTGATATCGGACAGTCTACTTACTGGAATGAAACAACCCAAGTGCAGACACTCGATAATCTCTTCGATAAGGGAATTATTACTGATGCAACGATCTACCTTGAAGGAATACCTGATAAGTACGTTCCTAATAAGGCAAAGATTATTGAAACGCTTAAATCACAGCAAGCGCAGGCACAGGCGCAGATGCAAGCGCAGAATCAAGTACAGAATCAAGCACCGCATGACGAAAACATAAACCCTGTAACTGGTGAACCAAACCAATCACCTTTAGAACGGGCTTACGCAAAAACGTTTGAAGTGCCATTGCCAGCAGATCAAGGGGTTATATAAACCCCTTTTTCTATATCGGTCACCATGCCGAATGAGGAGATAAAAATGTCAGAAGCAAACCAACCTATGACGAACGCAGCCGAAACACCTACCAATGATGATGAACTCGTCTTTGAAGAAGTAGGGGAAGAACCCGAAACAAGCACTGAACCAAGCACTGAAACAAGTACTGAAGCAGGAACAGAAAAGGCGGAACAGGAAAATCATCAAGTAGAACCAGAATTTATCAAGATTAAGTATAACGGCGCTGAGGAAGGACTGACTAGAGATCAGACCATAACACTCGCTCAAAAAGGGCGCAATTATGACAAGTTGCAGGCTCGCCTTCAAGCAATGGAAAATAACCCTACATTAAAGGTTTTTGCTGAACAGGCGAATAAAGCCGGTATCTCGATTGATGAATACGCTCACAGATTATCGCAGTATCAGGAACAATCACAGATTCATAGCCTTGTGAGTGAGTTCAAGAAGCAGAATCCGAATGTTGATGATTCTGTAGCAGAACAATACGCAAAACAGGCATATCAGAATATGCAGTATCAGAAGAAACAGAATGAAGAACAGAGATTACAGCAGGCAGCAGATATCCGCAGACAGGCAGCCAATGATGAAATGGCTGTTTTTATGAGGGAATATCCGAATGTTGACGTCAAAGAACTTCCTAAAGAAGTAATTGACGATATCAATTCCGGTCAGAATCTCATGTCAGCATACCGCAGTTATGAAAACCGAATGCTCAAAGAGCAATTAGCGGCAGAGAGAAAGAACGTTGCCAATAAACGTATCTCTACTGGTTCTGTTTCAGAAAATATGGCAAATGAAGAAAGTGATCCGTTCCTGCAAGGCTTATTAGGAAAATAAAGCCGGAAGGGAAATTTTATGGCTATAAATTTAGCGACTAAGTACAGTTCCAAACTTCTTCAGCCTTACACAAAGGCATCTATTCTTACAGGAAAGACAAATACCGATTATGAATTTATCGGTGTCAATTCCATTCACATTTACACAGCAGTTACACAGGCATTGAATGATTATAATAAGACCGCCGCAGGAAACCGTTATGGCACTCCGGCTGAACTTCAGGACACACAGCAGGAACTTGTCTTGACACAGGATAAAGCATTTGCAATTGCTATTGATCGTGGAAACAATGACGATCAGATGATGGTTAAAAAGTCAGGTCAGGTTTCCAAAGCAGAAATCGCTGAAAGAGTTGTTCCTTACTTTGATGATTATGCATTGAGGGCATGGGCAACTAGTGCTGGAACTACTACACCATTGGCGGCAGTTACAAAAGATACTGTTATTGATATGTTTATCACTGCTCATTCTCACTTCTTCAATAACAATATCCCTATGGCTGATGCTTATGCTTATGTACCTACATCTACTTATGCTAAACTGCTTCGAAATCCTGAATTTGTGGGAGTTGATAAGTTGGGTGAAAAGATTCTTACTAACGGTATTGTTGGTAAGTGCATGGACTTCAAGGTTATTGAAACACCTGATTCATACTTCGCTGCTGGAACACAGGCATTGTTTGTTCATAAGAACTCTGTCATTGCAGCTCAAAAGCTGAATGAACTGTTTGTCAGAAATGATGTTCAGGGATATTCAGGAGTTGTCATTGAAGGACGTTACCGTGGTGATGCTTTCGTTCTCAATGCTACAAGGAATGGTGTTCTCGCAATTACTACACAGGCTTAATTTTTTTGGGGGATAGAAATATCCCCCTCTTTTTCCAAAGGAGATATATATGACCGTTAAAGAACTATATGAATTAGCAAAAGCAATGATGTTTGAAAAGAAAACGTCAAAAGACTATGACGGTTATTATAAACCGTATATTAATATACTGCTGTCTGAAAACTTCGGATTGAATAACAATCTTCGGATAAATGCAGGTAAAGAACCGCTGACAGATATTCCGCTTATTGAGTTGGATTCTGATGAAATACCTTATGAACCGGTAGTGTGCAGAGAAATTCTGCCTAATGGACTGGCAATGTACTTCTTCATTGATGATGATCTGTCAAAGTTCAATGTGTTCAATACTAACTACATTAACGCACAGACAAAGTACATGAAAGGTGTGGACACTTCGGTCAGTGATATTTATGGTGGCGAATAATGATCATTCAAAAACAGTATGCTTCTGCATCATACAAGATAGTAAATCTTGAATCAGCAGGCTATGGCGGTTTAAACATTCAGGACTTGGATTACACACTTCCTGTAGACCAGTCGCCCGATATGCTGAATATGATGATTAAAAACGGTTCTTTTGGCAAGAGATATGGTCAGACAGTGTTTCATGCTTTTGCATCTGATATTCAGAAAGCA